CGACCTGATGAGGATCAAACATGAACGGTCTCATGTATTTAGGCTTTCCGTTTTCGGCTCCGGTGGCCGCTACAGTTGCGGCAATTAAGAATGGACCAGGGCAGGTATTTGGCTGGCAGATTGTCAATAACACAGGAGCCATCGCCTACGCCCAGGTGTTCAACAAAAAGGCATCAGACGTCACGGTGGGCACAACCATCCCGGACTATGTTGTCCCTCTGCCCGCCAGTGGAGGGGCGGTGATGCCTGTGAGCCGTACCGGAATCAATCACAGCACCGGGATCTCCATTGCCTGCACAACAACACGTACAGGAAATACCGGAGCTACGTGCGACGTAGTGATGTTTTTCAATTAAATCATGGCAATAACATTTGTTCAGTCGAAGAGTCAGATCGGGAACGGAACACTTGTCCTCGCCTTCGATGCCGGAAATATTCTGGGTAATGCAATCATTGTGGCTGTTGCCGCACTGACAAGTGGCCAGACTTATAACGTCAGCGATAGTCAAAACAATACTTACGGCCACCTGGCGTCGTTCCTTGATTCAAGCGGCGGATGCGAGATCCAGATATTTTATAGCCTCTCAATCAAAGCGGGCGCGAATACAGTGACCTTTGCTCCCGGGGCCTCGGTAGCTTCCGCCATTGCGATCCACGAGTTCACGGGGCTGAGCGCGCTTGATACGTCAGCTACTGCGAGTGGCACCGGCAACAGCCAGGATTCCGGCGCCGCTACGAGCAACTTTGCAAATGAGCTGCTATTCGGACTCACAGCAGGAATTGTCAGCGGGTCCATCTTTGGTTTGACGAATGGAGCGGGATGGACGCTGGCCGAGCGGAGCCTTGCTGGAACTGCAACTGTCAATTTTCTGACAGAGTGGCAGATCGTTTCATCAATGGGACCGTACGATGCTACGAGCACGTCAAGCATCAGCAAGGGCTCGGCATTCAACTGGGGAACAGCGATAGCTGCGTTTGCCGGTGCTGCCGGCCCATCGCATCTGCAAATGACGACGGGTATTGGAGCATGACTGTTGATGCGCTTCAGGCGCTTTACCGGGAGATGGCTGCCTTCACAAAGCCTGTCTGTAATGCCGGGTGTGAGCAGTTTGCGGGAAATCCATACCGATGTTGCGAACGCAGATATTGCGAATTGGCGCGGACATTTGCCAGGGAAAAATACGGAGTGATGCTGATAGAAACTGGACATCCTCTCTTGCCCTTCATGGGAGAAGCAGGCTGCGTTGTGGAACCGCATCTGCGGCCAATATGTGCGCTGCATGCTTGCCCGGTCAGCTATGGGCGGGGACTCGGTGTGGAAGCAATGAGACGTTATTTCTCACTACGGCATTCCATTTTGACCGAAGCTGCCGCACAAAACAGAATGCCCACATTTGAGTAACAACACGGTTTTGCGTTCAGGAGTGCCGTGGCGTTATCAGGGGTAACGAAATGAAATGGTTTCCGTGGATATCCAGCGCTCGCTATGAAGCCGAAGCCACTCTATGGCTTAAACTGCTTGCCGCGCGTGAGGAAAGGATCAAGGAGCTTGAACAGGAGCGCCGTCTGCTCTGGGACAAGATCTGTCTGCTGGGCATCGGAGCGCCGCTGTTTTCACCAGTGGCGGAACCGGAAAAGACTCAGGAGCCGGAGAAAAAGCAGAGCCGCCCCGAACCGCCGAAGTTCATTCGCCCGAGTCAGATTATGCGGCACATGGACCGCATCGCTGAAGCCCGTTGGCTCAGAAAGTCTTTTCCGGCTATGGCCGCAAAGCATGACAGAGACAAGGCCATGAGTAAATTTGATGGCAGAGATGGCGAGAAGCAGCCATAGGCCCTTTATCATTCATTCTTAACTCAACTAATAGCAAAAGCAGGATACAGCAATTAGCAATTGGCACTTAGCACTTAGCCAAAGAGAAAAGCAAACCAAATCAGAAGCAAAACCTTGCAACACAGAGTCAGCGGAGTAAACGGAGACACCAGGCAGGGAAAATCTGGTGCAAATCCTCCTCTTTGTATCCAACCTTTCAAGCTAAATACCTATGTCTATCCTGGGAATTGAAGTGACAAGGCCTGATGTCCACGATGGCCAGGAACATACCGTGAGCGATTTGCAAAAAGAAAAAGGAACACAGCCGGGGGCGGCTGTGCTACACGGGCATGGTGTACTACATGAGCATGGCGAGGCTGAAGAGTTAACGGAAGCTGAGCAGCGCCAGTTGATCGAACTGGTGCGCAAGTACAAGCAGACGTGGTTTCTGCGCCGGCGGATGGTTGTGAAGCGGGTGCTGAAGGCGTATGAATTCTTCAAAGGCAACCACTTCATCAGCTTTGATCCGGAGAGCTTCCAGTGGTTTGACGCTCTGGAGGCCACATTTGCGGCCCAGGAATCTGACCGCGAAGACATGAATATGTACCAGTTCGCCACGAATTTTTACCAGATGCTGGGGTTTGCGTTTGTGGCGGCCTTATCAGCACAGATGCCCAAGACCCGCTTTCTTCCAGAGAATGCCGAACGGGAAGAAGATATTGCTACAGCCAGGGCGGCCTCGCGGGTGCAGGAGATTGTCGAACGCCAGAACAATATCAAGAGCCTGCACAAACAGGGCTTGCTTTTCCTGTGGATGGCAGGTTGCTACTTCCGGCATACGCGCTACGTAGTGGACTCCGATCTGGCAGGAACCCATAAGGAACCAATACTGGAAGCTCAGAAGATCGCAGTGCTGCCGGAGAGGTATATCTGCCGGCAATGCACAATGACAGTGCCGGTGGGATCTGATAATCGGGTCATCGGGAAATCGGGTCATCGGAAAGACAGGACGCAGCATTCAGCACTAAGCAATCAGCCAGGAGACAGCACTCAGCAGTCAGCACTCAGCAATCAGCTAAAGCCCGCAATTAGTAATTGGCAATTAGCAATTAGCCAAAACCAAGGCACAGAAAGTAGCAATCGGCAATTTCCATTCAGCGGTCAGCTAAGAACGAAAAATCCTTCGGATGCTTCGTTCGGGCTGCGCCACTCACTCGGGACGGCACTCGGAGGGCTGCGGTCATTGCAGGGCGGGGCTTCATTCACTTGTCCCGGTTGCAGAGCGGAACTCAGTGACAACGACTTCTATCCTGAGGAATTCGCTGAAGTGCCGGTGGTTTGTGGAACGAAAGAGATGCCCAATGGCATGGTGACGATGACTCTTTATTCTCCGCTGCATGTTGATGCGGCGCCTTATGCCAAGAACCTGCGGGAGACGCCCATCCTGAACGTGGATGAGGAAGTAGACGTCGCGGCATTGCGTGCCTCATACCCGGCGCAGTGGGAGGCGTTGAAAGGCGCTCTGGGACCGATGAATCCGGAAGCGCAGAACGAGCGTATGGCGCGGCAGATGGTTTATTCAGAAGAGGGATCACGCTCAAATTTTGTTCAGGACATGATGCCAACGCTGTCCCGCACCTGGATCCAGCCGTGGGCATTCAACACGCTGGAAGATAAACAGATTGCAATAAAGCTGAACAAGGTCTTCCCTAAAGGCTGTCTGCTGGTAAATGTCGGCGATTTATTTTTGGAAGCGCGAGAGGCACGCCTTACTGACGAGTGGACCTGGGCCGGAACAATTCAGGAAACATTTGGTCTATATCCGCCGGCCGTGGGCGATGCCGCCATTCCCGTGCAGGAACGCATCAATGATGTTGCCAATCTCACTCATGAATACATGGACCGGATTGCGGCCGGGCTGGTGCTCTACAACTCCAACCTGATTGATGGTGAGGCGTTGAATGGCAAGGCGCTGCTGCCTGGTGTGCTGAATGGCGTAAAGATGAAGCAGGCCGCTTCAGCTATGGGTAACCGGCTGGAAGATGCCATTGTGCAGATCAGGGCGGAGATTGATTCCAACATTTACCACTACCAGCAGCAGCTGGTGTTTACCGCACAGCTTATATCGGGCACGCCTCCGCAGATTTTCGGCGGCAGCGGCGATCCTCACATCGAGACCGCCAGCGGACAGCAGCAGCAGCTTTCCACCGCTCTGGGCAAACTGGGGCTGTTCTGGGACAACGTGCGCGAAGAGCACGCCAAGGCAGCAGAAG